CCATCAACCGCTGCTGACTTGAACGAAACATCGTTGGAAAACGCTGTTATTCAAATCGCTGCATGGACTGATGAGCGTGGCTTGTTGATCGCTGCAAAACCCAAGAAGTTAGTTGTTCCTCCTGCACTCCAGTTTGTCTCAACTCGTTTGTTGCAAACTAAACTGCGTACGGGCACAACCGACAACGACATCAACGCAATTGAGAACAACGGTTCGATTCCAGAAGGGTATTGCATTAACCACTTCTTGACCGACACCAATGCTTGGTTCTTGACAACTGATGTGCCTAACGGCATGAAGCACTTTGTCCGTACCCCACTAGCCAACTCAATGGATGGTGACTTCGATACAGGCAACGTGCGTTACAAGTCACGCGAGCGTTACAGCTTCGGCTGGTCTGATCCGCTTGGCATGTACGGCTCTGCCGGTGCTTAATTAAATCTTTTAGATTTAGCCCCACCTTAAAAAAGTGGGGTTTTTTTATTGCTTTTATTTTTATTTGGGTTATTATTGCCTTACGACTAGGACTAAATACCGTATCAACCCGCCTAGGGGACGATGCACAGATGATACGGTGACTTGTGCATAAAGGATTCCATCATGGGTTTCGCTACACACCTCGGCCCTTGGCTGCTCGGTACGGTTAAAAATACGACTGGTACGACTGTTGGTTCAATTGAAAACCTCGGCGCTACAATCGTCAGCCAAACATTCAAAAAGAACTACACCGGTCAAGCTGCTTCAGCAACGACTGACACGCTTTGTGTATTGCCAGCAGGCGCACAGATCGTAGACATTTTTATCGACACCCTTGTTGCTTTTACAGGCTCAACCGCTGCTAACTTGCAAATTGGCAATGGCACAACAGCAGATTTGTACTGGGCAACGTCTGATGTAACGACTCAAGGTCGTTTGGCAATTACAAATGCTGCATCAAAACTGGCAAATTGGGTAGGTGCAACTTCTACTGCATCGCCAAACGGTATTGGTATTGGCGCAACAGACGTTAAAATTGTTGCCACAATGACACCAACCGTTGCTGCCGTGACTGCCGGTACTGTTCAATACACAGTGGTGTATGTGGTTGCCAACTCAAACGGCGCACAGTTCCCAGCGTCAGCTTAATCTTCTAAGGGGGTTCGCCCCCGTTTAAACTTTGGGAGATTATTATGGGTATGCAAACTGACGTAAAAGCAGGACATTTAAACAACACTGGATTTATGTTGTTAGGTCGTACACGGCTCAAGGCATTGTCTGTAGTTGGCACTGCCACTGCAGGTACGCTTGATGTGTTTGATACAACAACTGCGCCGGTAACAACGGCAACCTATGCTCGTTCTGGTACAACCGTTACGGTAACTAGCACTGCTCATGGGTTATCAACTGGTGATGTGCGTGGTTTTGCTTTTGCAACTGCTTCTGGTTCGTCTGCAACAAACGGTAATTACACAATTACTAAGACAGGCGCAAACACTTTTACCTTGACTGACATTAACTCCGGCACGATTGCAGCAAGTACGGCTATGTCGTACTCAACGCTTTGGTTGTGTTCGTATGATATAGGCGCAGGTGACTTGTTTGGTAACTTTGCGCTAATTCCGGGCGAAGGCATTCTTGTGCAGAACGGCATTTACATGATTATGACCAACATCACTTCTGCAAACATTTATTATGGCTAAGAAAACCCCATCCCTTGCTGTGGGTCGCGGTGAGAAGCTGCCGGTCAAACAGGGGGCAGGGTTAACTGCCAAAGGTCGCGCTAAGTACAACGCAGCAACTGGGTCAAACCTAAAGGCTCCACAACCTGAAGGCGGTCCTCGTAAAAAATCATTTTGCGCTCGCATGTCGGGAATGCCCGGTCCGATGAAAGACGAAAAGGGTCGCCCGACACGTAAAGCCGCAAGTCTTAAACGTTGGAAATGCTGATGGAAACTAACCCTATACAAACTGCTCGTGAACTAGCTACTCACGCTAGTGATATTAAACACTTGCAAGAAGATATGGACAAACTGGTCTCCGACATGGCTACCGTTAAAGAATCTCTTGCTGAAATTCAAAAGACGTTGTCTGAAGCTCGTGGTGGCTGGAAAGTATTGATGTGGGCGGGCGGTGCTGTGAGCGCAGTCACTGGGTTTGTCGGATTTGTTGTTGGGCATTGGGGTAAATAGTGCCAAGCACATCAAAGAAACAATCTAATTTTATGGCGGCAGTCGCACATAATCCTGCGTTTGCCAAGAAGGTCGGTGTAGCTCAATCTGTAGGTAAAGACTTCAACACTGCCGATAAAGGCAAAAAATTTAAGGAAGGTGGCGCTATGAAAGACATGAAAATGGACAAGGCTCAAGACAAAGCTATGGTCAAGAAAGCCGTGGGTATGCACGACAAACAAATGCACGGCGGTAAGAAAACCGACATGGGTGCTTTGAAAAAAGGCGGTATGCCTATGGTCATGAAAGATGGCAAAAAAATGCCTGCGTTTGCTGCCAAGTCCGGCGGCATGACCAAGATGGCTAAGGGTGGCGGCATTGAGTCCAAGGGTAAAACCAAGGGCAAAATGATTTCAATGAATCGCGGCGGCAAGGCTTGCTAAGGAACTGCAATGGCATCTACTGATTATCGTCAACCCACTCCTGCTGAAAAAGCAAAACTTGATAAGTCTCGTGCAATGATGGTCGAGGGTATCAAAGAGGAGAAAGACCCTATTAACCGGCTTATGCCGACTATGACTAAAGCGGCTCGTGACCAGCAAAAATCTGCTACGTCACTGCGTGAGTCCGTATCTGAAAAAGCAAGAGAAGGTGAAGCCTATAACGATGCTGGCTACAAGAAAGGCGGTAAAGTTAAAAAGATGGCTGCAGGTGGTTCAGCATCAAGCCGTGCTGATGGTTGCGCTTCTAAAGGTAAAACCAAAGGTATGATGGTTAAAATGAAATCCGGCGGGATGTGCTAATGATGGCCTCGCGTGGTATGGGTGCGGTGAACCCTTCAAAAATGCCTAACGGAAAGCGTAAAGCTCGCCGCGACGATACTGACTTCACACAATATGCTGGAGGTGGTAAAGTGTCTAAGGTAAATGAAGCGGGTAATTACACCAAACCCGGTATGCGCAAAAGTATGTTTGAAAGTATTAAGTCGCAAGCTACGCAAGGCACGGGTGCAGGTCAGTGGTCAGCCCGTAAAGCCCAGTTGCTTGCAAAAAAGTACAAAGCTAAAGGCGGTGGGTACAAGTGAAAAGCCCGCAGAAATCCTTGAAGGCATGGGGCGACCAGAAATGGCGCACCAAAAGCGGCAAGCCATCAAGCGAAACGGGTGAACGGTATTTGCCAGAAAAAGCGATCAAAGCATTGAGTTCTTCAGAGTATGCAGCAACTACTCGCGCTAAACGGGCGGGTAAGGCGGCAGGCAAACAGTTTGTAGCTCAGCCAAAGAGTATTAAGAGCAAGGTAAAACCGTTTAGGAAAATACCATGACCACATCTAGCTTGACCACGTTTAACCTTGACCTCTCAGAACTTGTTGAAGAGGCTTTTGAGCGTTGCGGGTCAGAGCTTCGTAGTGGTTATGACTTGCGCACTGCGCGGCGCAGTCTGAACATCCTAACAATCGAGTGGGCAAATCGCGGTATTAACTTGTGGACAATTGAGCAAGCGTCATTCCCGCTTGTTACAGGGCAGATTGCGTACCCAATACCGACAGATACGATTGATATACTCGACCAAGTGATTCGTACGGGGTCTGGGTCAACACAAGTTGACATCAACATTTCACGCATCTCTGAATCTACGTACGCAACAATCCCAACAAAAAATGCACAGGGTCGCCCTATTCAGGTGTGGATTAACCGTCAGTCGGGCAACACGAACGCCGTGCTTTCGACGTATTTGAATGTCAGCATTTCTGCTACCGACACGACTATTACCGTTGACTCGACAGTCAACCTGCCATCGCAGGGCTACATCAAGATCGACAACGAAGTGATCTTGTACCAGAACGTCAGCGGTAACCAGTTATTAAATTGCTTTCGCGGGCAGAACAACACTACCGCTGTTGCACATTCAGCAACCGCAGCAATCTACCAGACGTTTTTACTAAACGTAAATATTTGGCCTACTGCAAACGCACCGGGCAATCAGTACACGTTTGTCTATTGGCGGCTTCGTCGCTTACAAGACGGTGGCAACGGCGTGACTACGCAAGACATACCCTTCCGCTTCATTCCGTGCCTTGTGGCGGGCCTTGCGTACTATTTGAGTATCAAACTACCAAACATGGATGTAAACCGCGTGATGGGCTTAAAAGCCGATTATGAGCAGCAGTTTCAGTTAGCCGCCGACGAGGACCGTGAAAAAGCCCCACTACGGCTTGTGCCCCGAACGTTATTTTATTGAGGTGAGTCATGCCCTCTAAATACGCGAGTGGTAAATATGCAATTGCAGAGTGTGACCGTTGCGGTCAGCGGTACAAGTTAAAAGAGTTACGCAAGCAGGTTTTAAAGACGCATCTATACAACGTTAAAGTTTGCCCGACATGCTGGGACCCAGATCAGCCGCAGTTGCAGTTGGGTATGTATCCGGTTAATGATCCGCAAGCTGTGGAAGAACCAAGACCAGATGTCAGTTATCAAGTGTCGGGCAACAGCGGTCTGCAGATTGGGTTAACGGGGTCAACAAACGTAGAAGATTACGGTTATCCGCAGGGTGGTAGCAGACAATTTCAATGGGGCTGGAACCCTGTAGGCATGGGTTACGATGGTGGTTTAACACCAAATAACTTGATTGGAAACGGATCGGTTGGTAC